GTGCATGGCTCCCTGATGGTGAAAGAATATTATAGCATACTTTCAAAGAAAATCATCATGATATAATTATATATTTCATAATGTACATCAGCAGCGCAGTCAAGTACAGTTATATTACAGATATGTGGATATCTAAACATATACTGCGTAGGGGTGCGCGTGCGTAGCGTATTATATACTGTGTGTATGTGTGCGTGTACGCTGTGTATGTGCGTATTATATACTGCGTAATGCGTATTATATACTGCGTGTACGCTGTGTATGTGCTGCGTATGCGTGCAGGTTATATGCAGCGTGTGTGCAGGTTATATGCTGTGTGCAGTGATGTGCGCCCGCGCAGGTTATATACTGCGTAGGGCACAATGCAGCGCAGAGAATATCCCGCGCTGTTAGTATACATCAGCAACCATACTTATCCGCTTGTCTTTCACTGGATGAACGCTCATCACGATACTCCTCTTCAGAAGCATCAGAGACAGATCCAGTCCACGTGGATTCAATGAAATCAGCAATATCCATAGAGCTAAGATTGCCTAAGTTCGAGAATAGGTCTTCTCCTGTAATCACACCTTTACCCCGTAGGGCTAGGTCTTCATCGGATTCGTAGAAGTGTGTCATTGTGTTGGGTATCTAGGGGTTGTGGAGGCAAGTGGCTTACACTCAACCATCATAGTCGGTCTGCGAGGGATTGCAACGATTGTGTTGGCTCAGTAACTTTCGTTACAGACAGTCATAATTGACTACGCACGTATATATTACCTTCACGCTACCAATGGGGGTATCGTGTTACTTTATGTTTCGTAAGTTTCGCAAGCCATTTATTTATGAGAGTTTCCTGAGAGAACCACTGAGCCCGTAACGCCAGGTGTGGGAACGCTTTGCGAGATCTGGGCGCCCATTTTTGCGTGGTCTGGGGGTTAAAAATGTGTGGATCTCAGGTTTTTTATTGACTTTCGATAATAAGCAGGCTAAGGTTGCAGTTCCTGTGGACCTTTATGGACCTTAGTGAGCCCTAGGTGCCCTATGTGATACTATACTCTCTAATGGTTATTCTATTGAACGTTCTATAGGTAATAACAATGAATACTCTTCATATGGATACCGAAGGTAATACGAACGTAGTGAGTATTCTACTACCTACCCTCTTACATACCCTATAGAGTACTCCTTACATACCTATAGACATACTAATGAATAGTATAGTGAATATGATTGATAGTTCTATTACTATCCTCATCATACCTAATAGAGTTCCTTCTTCCTTCTTTCTATCAAACATAGTTAGAATCCTTTAGTTCTAGCTAATATAGATAATGATAAGAACAGGGCGCTTGATCCTAGGAAGAACATAGCTAGGAGTAATGAGATTGAACTAGGCATCTTTCGTATGCTTGAACTGTACTAATTATACCACGAGAATGTGAAGAGAATATGCTTTATTCGATACTTTACATATATACACTAATAGCCAGAGAAACGAGGTCTTGAAAATGATCAATATATTTATTATTGTTAACCGCGTCAATGGGCACAAATACTTGGGTTACGACGAAAGACCACTCAATAAAGTATGGAAAGAAATGTTACAAAAAAGTTACATTGAAAACTCTTCCCTCTATAACACAATGAGACATATGGGAACTGATCGTTTCGCCATCAAAATCGTTGAAGAAGTCATAGATAATAAACTACAAGAACGTATGGATTACTGGATGGAACGATATGATCCAGAATACAACAAAGGAGCTTTGGTTGAAATTATTGAACGTGGTACCTATAAAAGAAATGGTCGTAAATGGGGTATACAACGTAAGAAGAAACCAAAGGCTAAACGCGACACTAACGTCATCAAATGCCGTAATATAGAAACTGGTAAACTAAAAACTCTACACGGGTGGAGAGCCTGTGTAGAGTATGTAAATGGTGATTTGAATAATATAAAAAGAGCAGTCAAGAATGAAACAACTGCTTATGGTCATATATGGTGGGTTTATAAACGTGTGGGTGATATCCGTAAGAAAGTCTATGGTGTAAACTCAGACGGTCATTATACTCAAATCTATGATTCTATTAGTGACGCAATGCGTGACTTTGGTGGTGATGATCGTGGTAAAGGTATCTGTACTTCAATCAAATGGAATATGAGATGGCGTGGTTACTTATGGTACTATGCAGAGCAATAATCATATACAATACAATCCTCTCTCTTCACATACTGCTTGGAACATCTTCTGATCTCTCTCAATAGCCCATAGGTTGAGTGCTACAATAGTAGTGATTGAGATTAGAATCCAGGGGAGATAGTTGGTCTTCATAATACAAATACAAATAAAAGGGCAATCAATAGAATGAGCACTAGTGCTAGTAATACTATAGCAAACTTAGCTAATAATAGTACTAGAAAGCATAATGCTAGGAAGATAATAATTAGTTCCATGAGTCACAGATACAGGGGCATTCAGAACAAACAGGGCAGGCGTGTGGTGTTTCAGTTGGTGTGATGATTGGTATCACTTTCTTCTTCTTTGCTTTACCGAAGATAAGTCTATCAGCAGCAAAAGAGCAGTTCACACATACAAGAGCACCAACAGGTGCTGCTTGATGAAACTTCCAATCCCTATGATTCATAAGGGAACTAACAATAAGGGCATTCAATCCTGCCCCTAATGTTATAGCTCGTAGCCAATAAAGACCGTAACGTTTCATCACTTGATAGGGCAGAATTTGTCTATTGTTGCGCCAATGGTACCAGCATCTAGATCTCTAGCTGCTAAGAATGCTTCAAACTCTAAACGAATAGTAGCGCGATCAGCACCCATTGCTTCATAGTTTGTCTCAATCCATAGAGCAGGTTCAATACCCAAATAGGTGATGACCTGTTCAATATTATCAGTACCAGGAGCTGGTCCATCACCATCATAATAAGGGCGTAGGCTCATTGATACCTCTCCATCATTACAATCTTGTAAGTAATGGAATGCTTCATGGCGCAATGTATCTAGGTCATTTTCAGTCCACGCTACTTCATCAGTTCCTGTTGCATTGTCTTGGCAGACACCTAGAACTGGGATACCATAACGATCACTATACGTATATCCACCAGATACTCCCCTACCACCAGGACCACAGAGAGGGGGTGGATTGATCGCTACAACGACTCCACGCTCTTCTAGTCGGTCAATCAAATACTGGTGCCCTGCATCCACCATAGCAGCCTGTGCGGGAACGGAAGTGGAGAGTAGAGCTAGGGTGCCGATGAGGTACTTTGAGAACATTGGTTGCCTTTCGTATGAATACAGTATAGCACTAAAAAAGGAGCCCGTGGTGTGCTCCTTGTGACAGTTTCAAGAGTGGCTAGATTTCAATAGCTTTATCTGGTCCCAGTACTTAGGATAGACAACCATACACACGTCGCCTATCATTCCATCATCTTTCTTCTTTGTACATATCGTCAAGTATACAGAATCTATAAACCTAATCTCTCCGACATATCCCCTATACTCTACTTCCGCACCAAGTGCTGGAACAAAACTACTTTCACTCATGGCTTATTTAATATTTGTGCTTTCAATGTGGACAGTTCAGCTTTCAACTCAAGTATAATACGTTTGAGTTCTTGGATCTCTTCATCTTTGCTCATTGCTCCCTCTCAGATGCAATGTACACATACTCTTCCAAGAATAGTTCAATGGCTTCTTCTTTGGTTGGTGCTGTAATGAACTGACCATACTTCAGCTCATCCATAAACTTTACCTTCAAATGATACGTCTTTAGTTTTTCAGTCATAATACTTGTCCGGGGCAATTTAGTAATACAGTCGCGACAGCAATCTCTTTGAGCCCTCTACCATTAGCAACAGCCTCTCGTATGGCTTTGGGTGGATATTTCTCGTGCATATCAGAGTATGCTAGGAGTGTGGACTTAGTATCATCCATACCTTGAGATTTATACTCACAAAAGCGTGGAGCCATTGTATTGAGTAGAGTGAGCAAAGAGAGTTCAATCATAGTTTTTTGAGTGCTAGTAATGTTTCAAGTGGAATCCACGCTTCAGGTTCATCAGCAAATTGTACTAATACTTCTACGTAGTTTTTCTGATATCTCTTACTATACGTCGTTCTAGTGTGCTTTACAGCATTGAGTGGGTTATTCATTGAAAAATGAGTCTAGATTGCTAAAAACCTCTTTCTTTGCAGTTTTAGATGCGCGAGGGGTACTCTTGCTCTTGGCTGCTGGTTTAGTGGCTTTTTTAGTTGTTGATACCTTAGTAGCCTTGGTAGCACGGGGCTTCCTAGTCTTCTTAGGAGCTAGTGGGTCGCGACTCATGGGGTCTGACCCTTTCATCACGTCAATCTTAGCCTTGGTTATTCTATAACGTTCTACGTGTTTAGTCAAGTGAAATTCACATTGAAACCAAGCAATAGTTCCTAGACCCTCAATGACCTCATCAAGTTGGAGCCTGTAACCAAACTCCTTACCATGAGGAAATAGCTCCTCTTGTGTTAGTTTGGTTGTCTTTTTCTTAGCCATTAGATATCACAGGAGTTGTACATTGTGTATGGGTCACCTTCATCATCGGGTGGAATGATGGTGTTAGATGAGATGGGACTAAGGGTAGCAATGACTTCATCAGCTACAATTTCTTCGCGGATGGTCATAGTTGGTCTCATTTTATGCAAAGCACATACAATAAGATCCACTTGTAGTGAGTCTAGTGAGTATTGCTTGAACATCAGTTGTCCTCGGGGAATTGCCTACCTATGATACCATATTCTGCTCCATCAATGTAGCTCTCAGCATAGTGAGTCTTCATATAACGATATAATGTCTCATAACGTGTCTTCCAGATGTTATGTTCTGCATATGGGTCATTGATATCTTGCACACCGATCATACCGTAGATAGCACAACCAAGCTCACCAACTAGGTCGGGGCTGACGTGCCCAACTACTGATACAATAGCAGGCTCAAGTGTATTCATA